ATTAAGGAATTATACACTTCATAAACTTGTGACCTGAGAAAACTCTGAAATATAACGCCCCCGAAAGGGACGATACATCTCTAAAAAACTTAGGTCAAAGTTATAAATATGTACCGCCCCCAAACGACGGGGTAACGGAAAATTCCAAGGTTGATCCACCAAATCTTTCGATCTGGATCACCTACCTAGCGGTCACCACTAGGATTACGTTTTTTCGGAAACGTTAACCGGACACCTAGCAGAACTAGCTATCTTCGAAAACACGGCCCAATGTTTTCGGCGCCTGAGATGCGTCTTTTTACTTAAATATATACCGTCTCAGCCGGTTCGTTTAATCTTCTGAAAAAACGGGGGGGTCTAATCAGACGTACTTGCATTGGGTCGATTCACCTCCCAAAATACTGGACATGCTTGAAAAAAAGGAGAGAGAAAAATCTTCTCCAACGGCATTAAATGACAAAACCTGCGTCGCACCTTCGACATCACCTAAAGGGTAGCGCAAGGTATGCAAATGACAGTCTGGATCACTCACCTGAACTAAATTTTTCTTCCGAGCAGGTATAAATCGTCGATTAGACTGATAGGGAAGTTCGATCTCCAACACTGGATTATGCGACACATGCGTAGTATGAGTCCCGTTCCAACCATTTAATGGTGAATTAGACAATGCTTGTGCAACAACTGATGATGTGCTAGTTGTATCAATAGTACTAATCACACCAGTGCCATATCCTGTGAAACCATTTTTAGCAACTCGTGTTACAAACATGGCTTGAGAACCAACATTAGAGCTTGTATGTACATATTTAATGCGCATGCCTCCTCGTCGACACAAAAAAGGAACTGTAAACCATTGTACGGGTACAGTCCACCCAAAAGTATAAGGGGTTGGATCAACAGGTGTGGCTGCGTTATCTACTCCATTTGGATCATATCCTATATACAAAGGAAAATTGGATGTGGTCGTCGTAATGCGAGAACCAAGTGAACCATACACCGCATTAGTGGCATATACTCTGGACAAAGAATACCTCTTCAAAATTTGTCGAAGCGATGTCACGGGATCTGCAAAATATACAAGTTGTGCATCATCCTTCATATTTACATCATTCGCATGTGCATGCTCCACTGGTGTATCCACTGGCTTGGATTCTTCTGTAGTCTTATCTTCATCCGCTGAAGAAAGATCACCTGCTTGCACCTCAAATTCCCCAAATTGAGGTTGGAAAAAATTTACATTATTT